CTATTGTCCACGGATTATGAATCATAAATAGTGCATTTTTAGGCATTCTTACAATATCACATGCACTAGTTATTATAGTAGCAGCACTTGCTGCAATACCATCAATATTAGCTATAACTCTCGCCTTATGTCTTTTTAGTGCATTTGCTATAGCTATTGCGGCAGTTGCTCCTCCACCATTTGAACTTATATTCAAAGTTATGTTTTCAACGTCCAAAGTTTCAAGTTCCTGAACAAGTCTTTTTGCAGAAATGTCTTCCCAGAAACTGTCTCCTATATCTCCATATAAAGTTAATTCTGCATTTTTCCCACTACCATCAGTCTTCAGATTCATTATCTTTAACTCCGATTGATTTGCCATTTGTTATCACTCCTTTCTCCATTAATGATTTATTTTCTTTTGCAAGAAGTCTTGCATTCTGTTCAAAATCTCCTCCGTTAAGTTCTGCAGTTTCTCTTGTTCTTGTAGATAATCCATTATTAATTCTTATAACTGCTGCATTAGCTTCCTTAAGCGGATCTATCTGTCCCTGACTCGGTCCGTTCCATTGTGAACCTGACCAGGCTTTATCTATTAAAAAATCTGAACCATAATTTTTTAGTTCCACCCTTCCAAGCAAATAAGCTTCGTTAAGCCATTCTTCATATACAGGCTGAATAAAATTTTCTGTAAACCATTCCCTTCTTTTTCTAAACATTTTCCATGCTTCAAGTAGTGCTGCACGGCTTGCTGAATAACTTGCTGTAAAATGCTTTATTAAAAGTTCATAAGGTACTTCTAAAGCACTTCCCACTTGCCGTAATATACTTGTAACAAATGGGTCAAAATTTGAATTTGGTCGTCCTGGATTTGTTTCCTTTGCTTTTTCTCCTGGATTAAGTGAAGCAATCATTCCTGGAGCAAGTTCAATAGTTGTTTCATCATTTGAATCAACTAATAAATCATTGTCCACTGCTTCAAGCTCTCCAACATCTGCTGCAGTTGAATTATCTGCATCACTTTCAATAAAAATTGCATACATTCCGCTTATTACAGCCGCCATAAGTTCGGCTTCAGTATAGTTTCCTAACTGCCTTAAATCTTCAATAACTGGAGCAAGTATTGGAATACCTCTGACCTGCTCAGGCCTTTCAGTAAAAAGTAGATGGATTATATTTCTCTGATTCTGACTTCCGTATACATTTATCAGTTTTTCTGTAACTCCACCAGTTGCATCTAAAGGATGTTCAGAGGAAATATAATATCCTTCTATCCTTCCGTTCTTATCTATTTTTACTCCTTCTACTACACTTTTATCAGAAAGCATGTTATTTGGAGTATAAATTCTATCCGGTTCCAGTATTTCAAGTTTTAAACTATATGGATTTTTCGGAGTTTCAAAATAATTCAATTTAATAAAGCATTCTCCGTTCATAAGTACAGTTAAAAATACCAGATCCTGTAACTGATAAAAATTCATAGTTCCTAAATTGTCAATTTTATCTTTTGACCATAATTTGAATTCCTTTTCAATCAGAGTTTCTATTTTTTCAGCTTCTTCTTCACTAATTCCAATTATTTCTGAATCAATGTCACTTTTTAGTTTTAATCCGCTACCAATTACATTAGTATTGATAGTTTTTAATGCCCCAGTAGCTACAGATACTCCCATATATAAATCCCGTGACCGTTCAACCAGTTTTTTTCGGTTTTTATATATGTCCTTTTTTACTCCACCACCTGTACTTTGCCAGCCAACCATTGATTTTTTAGTTGTAGAGGCCCCGTGATTGGAATATCCGGTATTAAGAATTTCAAGCTTTTTTCTTGCTTCATATCTCTTAAGACCTTTTTGAGGATCTATGGCCATTATCATTTTGTCAATAAAATTCATAAATATCCTCCTTCCTTATCATAAATTTCTTGGAACTCCTCTTCTAACTCTTCTACTTCCTCTGCTATCTAAGTTTTGAAGTTCGCTTTCCCAGTAAGCCCTCCCTTTTCTTATTTCATCAATACTCATTCTTGTAAGCTCACGTGTTCCAATCTTATAGCTTTTCCCAGTCAGTACTGCACGTTCGGCTTTTATATATTCACTTAACATTTCTAATATATATTCTCTGCTATGAACTGATTTTCCCATCTGTCAAATTCCTTTCGATAATATTTTTCTTTTTTTTATAACCATTTTTGTTTTAACATTACCCATTGAATATCTTTTTTCAAGATCTGGATTAGCTATTCTAAGTGCAGCCAAATTATAGTTTCTTAAGTCCAATGGTTCATTTCTTCGGCCACTTATCAATTTATATTCAGATTTTCTAACACCTCTTTTAACAACATTTACTCTTTTTTCACTCGTTAATCCTTTAAAATAAACTTCGTTATATCCTTTTTCTTCCTCGATAGGATAATGACAATAATATTTTCCTACAACTTCAATTTGTAATCTAGAAAATATAGTATCTTTTCCACTATCTACACCGATTGGAAACAACGCTATATTTCCTTTATTATTTCGACTTGGTTTTGATACCAGCTCACGAGTTCCGGCCATACCTTTTATAGCGAATATTCTTCTATGTTCTCTTGTTTTTACAAAAGCATACACCTCAGAAGTAAAATGCCCTCCCGAATCTATACAAGTACATAGTATTTTTATTTTTTCCCCATTTTGATACGAATATTCTTTGTCTAAAATATCATCTAATTCCTCCCAAACAAAAACTTCTCCTGGATTTCCATATATAGTTCCATATTTGATACCATAACACTCTTCATCTTTTGCCCATCCAACAATTTCGTATTCAAGACGATTATCCTGAACATCCACTCCACAAGTAAGGACATTAACATTTTCAGGTATTTCACAATTATAATATTCACATCTGCTTAGTATTTTTTGCCAATCAAGAGTATCTTCTTTTTCTTCAAAAGTTTCAGCTAATACGGTATTAGTAAATACCTTCATCATTTCAATATTACCTTTTGACCTTAAAAAATTTTCCTTAATGTCTTTCCAATCACTCCAGGAGCTATAAAATTCATTTAAATGAAACGAACGTATTTTTAAATTAATATTTCCATCTTCGTCTTTCACGTCAGGATTTTCTGCTAACCATTCTCCGTGTATTCTATTTTTTTTCCAACTAATTTCATCTGATATTTCTCCGCAGTCTTCACATTTAATCCCACAAGTTTCAAAATCAAAATTTTTCCAAATAAATTTCTGATAACTTCCACAACAAGGACAAGGCACATAAAAACTTTCTTGCGTACCTATTTGAAACATTGAATCTATTTTACTATCACCTTTTACAGTCGGAGTTGAGACTAATACAATTTTTCTACTACCTTTAAAAGTCTGTGTTCTTTTTATTGCTAATTCGACTGCATCTCCTTCACTTCCAACCGATTTTTCAAATCTATCTACTTCATCAGCTAAAATTACTCTTATTGGTCTACTAGCTAATTCACTAGCACTTCCAGAACCAGTAAAAACAACATATCCTCCTGAAAATTCTTTGATTTTTTTTGTATCTCTTCCTGTTTCTTCATCAATTATCTTATTTTTTAACCTTGGAGTACTTCTTACCATTTCCATAAATCTAGTAGATGCAAATTCCTGTGCAAATTCTTTCGTTGGCATTAAGTACATTATAGAACTAGGCAAATAATCAATAAAATATCCTAATGTGTTTAATGAAATCTCTGTTTTTCCTACTTGTGCTCCCATTTTTAAAACAATTATTTCAGTCTTGCTATCTGATATTGCTTTCATGATATCTCTTTGATATGGAGCTCTGTCAGTGCTCCAACGCCCAGGTTCAGCACTTGATTTGGAACTTAATATTCTATATTTATCAGCCCATTGATCTATTGTTAATTTTGGCGGTGGTGCAAGTTCTTTTAAAATTTCGGAAAATAAATCTATTGTTTTTTGTTTGATTCCAATTTTTTCTTTCTCTTTATTCCTCTTCTTCGTCATCTTCGATTATATATTCCTTATTTTTTATAAATTTATTTCTGTCATATTCTGATAATTCTTTCAGAATACTATTGATATTATCCGAAATTATTTCTTGCAATTCTCCTAAATTTTCAACTCCTATAATAAGTGGAGCTAATTTATAAGGTATTGTTTGCAATTGACCTTTAAATCCTGCAATTATATTATTCATAACTCTTTTTACATCATTTGCTTCATGTAAATCTGCTTCTAATATTTTTATTTTTATATTTTCTTTCCTGTCACGTGTCTTTAGATAATCAATTTCATTTTTCAATTTCTCTTCCTGAAGTTGTTGAGGAGTGCTTTCAAGTTCACGTAAATAATTAATATAGCTTCTGACTGATTTATAAAATAAATATTTCCCTTTGTCGTTTTTATGAATTACATTTTCTTTAACCAATCTTTGAATCTGTCTTTCACTTATTCCTAATATTTCTGCCAGTTCTCTGATTTTTATCGTTTCATCAAAATCCAGCTTATTAATCATCTTTACACCCCCTATTCCGACACGACATGGTTATGAAATTTTATAAAAAATTTGTATTTTCCGGGCTTTCGCCAGACCCTCGGGCTTCAAAAATTCCCCCAAAGTACCTTTTTAAAATTAATTTAGAATTAAAGTAAGAAACTAATAAATAAAAAAAAGACAGCTTAATACTGTCTCAATTTAATTTATTATAGACTTAAAACGTCAGAAAAGTTGCATGCTTGTCTTGAACCTAAAATTCCAATCTAACATATTATAACATATAAGAAATTTTACACAATATCAGAAAAGTATCATTTTTTAATTTAATATATTTTTTATAACATCGTCTGAAAAAATAATAAGTTGCAACTGTCTAATCATATAATTTTTATATCTCTTCGCAGTTATAACACTTATATTCAACTTTTCTGCTATATACTCAAACGTCAGTCCTTCAAAATACTTCATCTGTATTATGTCATAATATTTATTCCCTTTAATTGTTTCTAAGGCTCTTTCAACCATATTGACAACATTTTCTATTCTTACTATTTCCTCCTGTAGTTTTTCTATCCTATTTTCAACTTTTTCTAGCTCAGACAAATATACTTTACTGGATTGCACATTAACTCCAGTTTCTCTTTTCTGAATTGATATGCCTTCTTTTTTTAAATCTTCAATGAGCATATTTTTGGAATCAATGGCTCCTTTCAGTAGTGATAGTTCTGACAGTAATTTTTCTGTCTTCTGAAATGGTGTTAATTGTTTCTCTATCTTTATCTCTTTATCATTCCTCATTTTTTCCAATATCTTATCCGCTATTCTGTCTATGTCTTTTTCGTTCATTTTACTTCCTTTCTAAAATAAAAAGACCAGTTTTATTTGGTCTTTTTTTCTAACTCATTTATTCTTTTTTCATAATCTAATTTCTTTTCAAGATTTTCTATTTTTATTTTTGCTTCTTCCCAATTTTTATCAACAGGATTATAGAAAAATATTCCTGTTAATATCAAATTTATCCCAAATATTATTAGAATCCAAAACTTATATTTATTTTTAGAATCATATTTTATTAATGCAAATAATAGAGTCACAACAATTAAAATACTTCCCATTATTAACAGAATATTTGTTGGCAAGTTATCTTGAATATTCAATATTCCTGTTACTCCTAGACCAATTACTGAAAATATAGATAAAAATATTCCCATTAACTCTAATATTCTTTTATCATATTCTTTTTGATGTTTTTCATTTTTTTTTCGTGTTTTTTCTATTTCTTTAGTCAGTCTTTTATTTTTTTCACTTGTTTTTTCTATTTTATCAGCTACTTCCTGATATTTTTTTTGTAATCCTCTTGTTTCGTTTATTAAAAATTTTCTTTCTAATTTCAGTAAATCGGATAGCGTTATCTCCAACTCCTCAAGCAACATTTTTAATTCCAATCCTAAGATTACTGATATTTCATAGATTAATTTAAAATCTTGAATTTTTTTTATAATCAAATTGTATTTTTCTTGAAACTCATTATATGTTTCTATGTTTTCTAAATCTTCTTTTAAAAAATACGTATTTTTAGATGTAACCCAATTTTCATTTTCTGAAATTTTTTCGTAGTGATAAATCTCTAAATTAATAACGATTAAAAATATATCATCACATATACGTTGAAATTTGGTAATGTTTTCATCTGATATTCCTATTTTCGTCAATTCTTCTTTTTTATAAAAATCAGGATAATTCATTTTACTTGATTCTTCTGAGCCATAATATAACTTATACATATTCTCTATTTTTTCATTTAACTTGATTTTTAACATTCCCCGATTCATCTTATTAAGCACACTCATTTTTACTCCTCCTAAGCATAATATCATATTATATTATACCCTAAGACCAAAAATATTCAACTGCCATTGTCCTGTTATTTTTTATATATAAAAATTATCTCCAATAGTGTCATGTAACCATATAGCAAAGAATCCGAAACTATATAGTGAAAAATATATAATGCTTTTCCAGTTAAATTTATGACTGTTCCATCTCTTAGTTCTTCTATATGCATTTATTTTTCCTATTATTGCGACTATTGTTAAAAACACAAAAACTATTGCAAATCCTAACAAATATATTTTTAAAAATTTCATTCCTATTCCTCCTATATTACTTTAAAAATAAATAAATTCCTATTACTGTTGTTAAATATATACACATTATAAACAAATCAAAGAAAGCACCCTTAAAATATTTTTTTTCTTCGGCTTTACTCACTTGATTAAAAACTGTACTTAAAATTATTATTGTCACAATTATTTTTAATATCATTTTATTTTCTCCTTTACTATTACGTCATCGTATTCTCCATTTTTTAATTTCTTTCGGAACAATGCAAAGTGATTTGGATAAATATTCGGCAACTCATAAACAAGTTGTTCATTCAACCACACACCACCTACAATGTATTTCTCTTGAAATTCCTCTTTTCCTATCGCATGTTTTATCATATGATGTTCACGGCACAATGTTATAAATGGGTTTTTTAATCCATCATCATTTTCATAAGTCCCGGCACTACTTGAGATTGTATTCCAATGTTCTAAATCAACTATATCTCCATTGTAAAAATCATGAACTTTTCCACATACTGCACATCTTCTCGCTCTCAGGCATGCTATTACAAATCTGCCAATCTCAGGTTAATATATGATAGCTTGGGTCTCTTAGTTCATATTTCTTTTTTGACTTAGTACAAATGTCTATCTTTTTCTTCAGTAAATTTATCAGTATTATTCTCATTCTTTTTCGTTCCTCCTTTTTTTAACTTCCGCTTTCAATTATTTCTGTTACATATGTTAGAAAATATTTATTAAATTTTGTCATTAATGTTCTGATATACTTTTTCAGCTTAACATCAACATCTAAATCCATGTTAGCAAATTCCTCAACTACTTTAAAGTTAACAACAACATCCTTCAAAGTTTCAAGCGCATCTGCTACTTCCTTATCTGCACAAGGTAAATCTTCTTTCCATTTTTCTATATATTTAATATTTTTAATTTCTCTTTTTGCATCGTATAACCTACCTAAAATTTTTTCTCTGTATATTTTTTTGTCAAAGTTATATTTTGCTTTCATTTCATCACTGTGAAAAAGAAAAGATGCTCTTGTAATTTGCTCTATTAAGCTTTTTAGTCCTTCAAAATTTGAAAGCATAGGATAATTTTCCATACTTTTAATTTTCACTTTACTGATATCTAAATCTGAATTAGGAAAAAGGCTGTGTTCATTAAGACCTAGCTGATTAAAAAGCTTAAATTTTTTAATCAAATGCCCTGATGCTCTGTAAACGGAAAAAAGAAATAAATGGACATCAGTATTAACTTGTATTTCTTTCTTTACATCCTTTTTATCAAAAGTTTTTCTTTTCAACTTTCTTGCCATTTTGTTCTCCCTCTATTCTCATTCTTTCAGCTATAAACTTTATAACATTTACTGTCACTGAATTTCCTGCCTGTTTATACAATTGACTGTCTGAATTTACTTTGCTTGCCCTATCAAAGGCCCAATCTGGAAATGATTGTAATCTCCAACATTCTCTCGGTGTCAATTTTCTTATTTTTAAATTATGTTTCAGAAAATTATTATATTCCCATGAACTCTTAGAAATCGTTGGGCTAATATCAAATTCTCGGCCTTTATTAAATCCATGTGCTCTCTGCAAAATTTTAGGTTCCCTGCTCCCACCCTGCATCGTATTTAAACAGGGACTAAGTCCGTTAGCTGAATACACCCTTCCTGTCTGCGGATTACCTCCAAAACTTTTAGAATCTGATATATTGCCTATCTGAATTATTTTTCCTTTTTTCTGCTGTTTATTTTCAACAATCCAACTTCCAATCCCTTGACTGTTTGGATATCTTGCTGCGAGTGTATTTGCTGTAATTTTCTGTCCTTGTATGTCAGAAGTCTTTCCGTTACTGTCTTCGATAAAAAATATTTTTCTGGTATTCCTTCCTCTAAGATGTCCGATAATGTATACTCTTTCTCTGTGCTGTGGTACTCCAAAGTTTTTAGAGTTAAGCACTTTCCATTCTGCATCATACCCGAGTTCATCCATTGCAACGAGCATTGTCTGAAACGTTTTTCCTTTATCATGGGATAAAAGGCCTCTGACATTTTCAAGAAACAAATAACTGGGCTGTATTTCTTTAGCTGCTCTGAGTATTTCAAAAAATAAAGTTCCTCTAGTATCTTGAAATCCTCCTCTGTTCCCTGCAATACTGAAAGCTTGGCAAGGAAAGCCTCCACAGATGCAATCGACTTTTCCTCTGTACTTTCTCCACTCATCATTGGTAATTTCTGTAATATCACTTCCAATTAAATCTTCCTTTCCAAATATCGCTTCATAGCTTTTGTTGGCAAATTTATCTATTTCTACATGCCCTAAACAGATATGGCCTGCCTGTTCCATCCCTAACCTGAAGCCTCCTATTCCGCTAAATAAATCTATAAATGTCATTTTATCTGTACCTCATTAAATAAGTCATTTCCAATTCTTTTTTTTGCAATTTGTATATATTCCTGATTTAATTCTATCCCTATTCCACTTCTATTTAATTGTTTAGCTACTTTTAAAGTTGTTCCACTTCCTAAAAACGGGTCTAATACAATCCCACTTTCAGGACATCCTGCAAGAATACATCTTCTAACAAGTTTTTCTGGAGAAGTTGCAAAATGTGCTTCCGAAATTCCTTTTGTTGCTATTTTCCAAACCGTTCTCATATTTCTTCCTTTTTCATTATATGCTACTTTCCAAGGCTTATTTACTTCACGCATTCCTGTTCTGTTTTCTCCAGCTCCAAGCATTTTCTTTTTTCCAGTAGGCATTATTCCGTCTTTAAATGCTGTTAAAGTTTTTTCTGCAAATGCTTCATATTGTTTTTCAAAAAAATATTTCTCGTTTTTAGTAAAAAAATATATTTTTTCAAAGTCGTTAGTAAATCTATCTTGCACAGCTTCAGGAACCACATTTGGCTTATGCCAAATGATTTCATTTCTCAAAATCCATCCCATTTCAATCATTGCTATTGCAAATCTTTCAGGAATCATCATTTTTGATTTTCTTCTTATATCTGTTTTTTTTCTTGTTTTTGCTGTTTGTTTATCAATATAATAATTTTTATTATTGCTTCCAGATATAAATTTAGAATTTACATTTGAATAAGTATCTCCCATATTTATGAATACCGTTCCTGTTTCTTTTAATACTCTCCAGCATTCATTAAAAATTTCTATAAGTTTTTCAATATATTCTTCTACTGTATCTT